GGCTGCGATCAAGGTCGCGGAGGATTCTGGCGAAGCGTTCCAGCGCATCCAGAAGCGTGAGCGGGTATACATGAAACTGGCCAAGTTCCTGGCCCGCATCCCCGAGGAAGTCACCCACACCGACCTGATCGAAGACCTGCCCTTCTACCCGAAGGCCAACAACCAACAACGGGAGTTGATCAACCAGGCGATCTCGTGGGGCTACAAGAACAACATCATCGTCAAGAAGCGATTCACTGACGGTATCGAGTTCTTGCGGGGTGAAACCCTGAAGGAAACCAACCTGAGCAAGCTGCGGGTGGCTTGGAGCCAGGACATTGCCCAGGGCTACAAGAACGAGCTTGCGCCCTGGGACCAGCTCCACACGCTGACACAAGCCAATGGTTTGCACTGGGTTAACCACCACCTGATGCACGGCGAAGCCGGCAATGGTCACCGCAAGGAAGACCAGTGTCTGCAGGGCTTTAACCTGATCGTGTTGGACATCGACTCCGGTACCACACTGGAGATGGCCAAGCAGGTACTGCAGGGCTACAAGGCCCTGTACTACACCACCAAGCGCCACACCGACGATCAGCACCGGTTCCGGATCATTCTACCCACCAACTACGAGCTGAACCTGGACGACAAGGACTACAAGGAGTTCATGAAGAACCTCTTTGAATCCCTACCGTTCGATGTCGACTCCCAGGTGGGACAGCGTGCCCGGAAGTGGTTGTCCCACGCCGGTCAGTATGAGTACACGGACGGGGAATTGTTCGATGTGCTGCCGTACATCCCGAAAACCAGCAAGAACGAAGAGCGTCAGCGCCGGATTCACGACATGCAGAATCTGGACAACCTGGAACGTTGGGTCATCAACACCACCGGCGACGGTAACCGCAACAACCAGTTGCTGCGTTTCGCCATGATCCTGGTGGATGGTGGTTTCGAGTACGCCGATGTTCAGCGCAAAGTCCTGGATATGAACGACAAGCTCCCGGACAAGCTGGAAGAGTCGGAAATCTTCGCCACTGTTATGACCACGGCCGGCAAGGCCATTGCCAAGCGGGACGCTTAAACCCACCAGCGTAGGGGTGCCTCCGGCACCTCTGCGATCCACTACAAAAGGAATCCCTTTATGGGTTGTGACATTCACCTGTACAGCGAAACGCTGGACGAGCACACCAATGCCTGGGTAGCCGACACGGCTGACAGCTTTGAAGTCGAGAAAGACGACCCAGAAGACGAAGGCTGGTGCAGCATGACCGAAGCCCAGGGCTCCAGCCGTAACTACTGGCTCTTTGGTGTCCTGGCCGGGGTCCGCACGGAATGGCCCTACTCCTTTGAAGCCAAAGGCTTCCCAGAAGATGCCTCCTACCACGTCGAGAAGATCTTCAAACGCTGGGACTGTGACGCCCACACCCCAAGCTACCTGACCAAACGCGAGCTACAGGAAAAAGCAGCGGAACTGATGATCAGCGCCGAAGAGGGTGCCCGGGACAACGCCGGGCTCCTTCGCCATGTTCTCGATGGTCTTGACGGAGATCCCGACCGCCAGCGCATTGTGTTCTGGTTCGACAATTAGCTCCCTCGCCGGAAATACCTGAAACGGGTATTCACCGGATAACCCCCAATTAACCCTGACCACGGAGATCTTATGTCTCAGACACAAGTCAATGACAACCTGGTTCTGGTGTGTGGTAAATCTTCCGCAGGTAAGTCTGCGTCCCTGATGGGACTGGAGAATCCTGAGGGTGTGATGTACCTGAACACCGAAGCCGGGAAGAAGCTGCCATTCCGCAGCAAGTTCAAGCAGTACACCATCACTGACCCGCACCAGGTGGAAGAAGCCTTCCAGGTGGCGGAAACCATGCCAGAGATTCACACCATCGTGGTGGATTCCCTGACTTACCTGATGGATATGTACGAATCCCTGTTTGTCATCAACTCTACCAACACCATGAAGGCCTGGGGTGACTTCGCCCAGTACTTCAAGCGCCTGATGCAGACTCATGTGGCTGCATCCACCAAGAACGTGATCTTCATGGCCCACGTTAAGGACCAGCTCAACGAATCCGAGATGGTCATGGAGACTTCCGTCCCCATCAAGGGCTCTGTGAAGAACAACGGTGTGGAATCCTACTTCTCCTGCATCATTGCAGCGAAGAAGGTGAAGTTGAAGGATCTCAAGGACTACCCCAACGAGATGCTGAACGTCACACCCGAGGAAGAGGCGTTGGGCTTCAAGTATGTGTTCCAGACCCGATTGACCAAGGAAACCGTCAACGAACGGCTGCGCGGTCCACTGGGCCTGTGGGACACCAAAGAAACCTTCATCGACAACAACTGCCAGTTGGTTTTGAACCGATTGCATGAGTACTACCACGAGGACGCCGCCGCATGAGCCAGATCTCCCACCGTGAATTGGTACAGGCCCTGGCCAAAGACGGCGACACCATCGCCCAGGAATTGACCGGCGACGATGCCCACAACCTCCACATGGCGGTTGGCATTGCCGGGGAAGCCGGCGAGCTGCTGGATGCGATCAAAAAGCATGTGATCTACCGCAAGCCGCTGGACCGAGAAAATGTCATCGAAGAACTCGGTGACTTGGAGTTCTACATGGAAGGACTCCGCCAACGCCTTGGCATCTCCCGGGAAGACACCCTGGACGCCAATATCACCAAACTGTCCAAGCGTTATCACTCCCTGAACTACACCGATGCCCATGCTCAGGAACGCGCCGACAAGGTAGCCGGATAACCCGGCTACCACCCCAACACTTTCATTGAAACAAAAGGAAATACCCTATGAGCCTTCTCGCTAACCTCGCAATGGACAACAACATCGACGACCAGGAAACTGATAACGTCGGTGGTGGCTTTACTCCTCTGGATACCGACATCTACATGTCTCAAGTGTCCCTGGCTTACCTGCAGAAATCCGGCAGCGGAGCCCTGGGTCTGGTCCTGCACCTGACCACCGATACCGGCCGTGAAATCCGCCAGACCATCTACATGACCTCCGGCAACGCCAAGGGCAACAAGAACTTCTACGTCAACAAAGACGGTGAGAAGAAGTATCTGCCTGGCTTCCTGCTGGCCAACTCTCTGGCAGAGCTGACCACCGGCAAACAAATTGCTGAGCTGGAAACCGAAAGCAAGGTCGTACCGCTGTACAGCTTCGAAGCCAAGGCGGAAGTACCGACCCAGGTTGATATGCTGATGGATCTGATCGGCAAGGACGTATACGCGGCTGTGTTCAAGCAGATCGTGGACAAGAACAAGAAGAACGAAGCCACTGGCCAGTATGAGCCGACCGGTGAAACTCGTGAAGAAAACGAGATCGAAAAGTTCTTCTGCGCCCTGGACGGTTACGAGAAGATGACTTCTCCGGAAATCCGTGCCAAGGCCGAGACCGCCACCTTCTTCGACACCTGGAAGCAGAAGTGGGCCGGTCAGGTGCGTGACAAGTCCAAGGGTAAGGCGGCCACCAACGGCCAGGCCGGTGCCCCGCAGATGCCGGCCGGTGCACAACAGCCGGCCAACAAGCCGCAGAGCCTGTTCGCCTAGTAAGAGTGACCCCGTGGGGGCCGGCAACGGCCCCTGATGTTCCACTGACAAAGGACCACCGATGTCAAACGATCAAGCCATTGAGCAGGAGATTCAGGACAAGGGCCTGACGGCGCCACGGATTACCATGGACCATATCTTCACCATGCTCAACCGCGTCACCTACCGGTTTGAACAGCCGGCCGGTACCACCAGCACCTTCTGTCATGCCTTCCTGGATGATGCGTTCTACCTGGTCACCGGTCACAGTGCTTGTGCGTCGGCCGCCAACTTCGACGCCGAGCTGGGCCGCACCATTGCCGAGCGTAATGCCCGGGCCAAGGCCACTGAGCGACTGTGGGAGCTGGAAGGGTATAGACTGTACGCTCAATTGAATGGAGAGGAACCCATCGCATGAGTGGCAATCTGAAGCGTTACCAGTCCATCAAACAGGTCCACGCCCAGCCCATGACCCTGGGTGACTTCGTGGCCAACGTAAAACCCCTGAACCTGGAAGGCAAGATCGACCTGACGGCCGAGGGTTACCATGTGGTGTATTCCAAGGATACGCCGGATGAGTACCACTCCTGGTCGCCCAAGAAGGTCTTCGAAGAAGGGTACCTGGAGCTACCGGAAAACGCGGTCACCACCAGCCCACAGAAGGGTAAGGTGTCGTGAGTCTGATCCCCGTGCTGGGGATGGACCCGTCCCTGAACAACTGGGGCCTGGCCAAAGGCTTTTACAACACCGAAACCAAGAAGCTGAGCGTCACCACGCTGGATCTGATCAACCCGGACTTTGCCACTGGCAAGACCGTCCGGCAGAACAGTAAAGACCTGGAACGAGCACGCCAACTGGCGTTCAAGGCGGCACTGGCCGCCAAGGACGTTGAGGCCGTGTTTGTCGAGGTTCCAGTGGGCAGTCAATCTGCCAGGGCCATGGCTTCCTACGGTATCTGTGTCGGCGTCCTGGGGGCTCTCAGAGCGCAGAACATCCCGTTCTTTGAGGTCACCCCCACCGAGGTCAAGCTGGCCACAGTTGGTAAGAAAACCGCCAGCAAGGCCGAGATCATCGACCGGGCCGTAGCCATGCACCCCGAAGCCAACTGGCCCAAGGTCACCCGTAATGGGGAAACCAGGGTGTCAGCAGCTAAGGCCGAACACATGGCCGATGCCATTGGCGCCATTGAAGCTGGGCTCCAGACCGAACAGTTCCGCTCTGTTCTCCCTTTCATTACCAAACTCACTGCATAAGGAACTCTCATGCAAATCCAACTGAAACAGGCCGACATCGAGCAGGCCATTCGCAGTCACATCGCGGCTATCGGGATCACCCGGGAAGTCAGTGACATCTCTTTCACCATGGGCCGTAACGGTGCCGGCTTGTCCGCTGGCGTCGAAGTGTCCGATACCGACAACCGCATCCACCCGGGCGGTGGTCTGTGTCACGAAGGTAAAGTACCGGTCTCCCAGAGCACCGCTCTCGACAGCGCAACACCCGAAGAGTCGGAGAAAGCCGATCAGGAGCTGGCACAGGAACTTGCTGGAGAAGAACCGGCCAACGAAGACGAAGAAGAAGCACCTGCTACCAAAGCCAGTCTGTTCGGTAGCGCCAGCTAAGGAGGGCCTATGTCCTTCCTGCGGAAACTTTGGGCAGCGTTTGCTGCGTTGATCGCAACAGTTGTAATCGGTATCGCCATCGTCATTGCCATTGGATTGGCAACAATCCTGCCGATAGTCCTCGGCGTTTTGGCGTGCGTGGTAGTGATCTACCTCTGTTGTCTGGAATTCTTCAGCGAACGTCCGCCCAAACAATAAAGGGAGCCTTCGGGCTCCCTTTACTCTGGTGAATAACCGAAAGCCCACGTTAAGGAGGCTTCCGATTGTTTACCCCGCGATGGTCATTGTTGCCTTGATCGGTGCAATGTCATCCACCGCCCCAAACACCTCAAACGCTCCATCACTGGTCAGGTGATCGGCCTTGTTCCAGATACCAGAGTCGGTCAACACACCCAGACCGTCAAAGAACCAGCCAAAGGTCATCACCGCCAAAGCTCTGGCCGGGTTCTCCTGATACAGACGCATCAGTACCTTCTGGATACGCACGTAGTACTTGGTGAACATCACCAAACCAACGTCATTGAGGTACTGAAGTCCTCGATGAGTTGGGATGTCGTAGTTCACGAACGCATCCACCACGGTCTGGATCGCCTGATCCTTAGCAACCGGATTATCTTTGCGCTCTGTCAGGTGCTTATACAGCACATACCGGGCTGTGAAGTCGCTCAGCGAGGTTCCCTGGTACAGCAGCTTATACAGCGGCGTATCGTGGGCCATGTACAAGGTTTTACCTGCTTTCTGTACGCTTTCTGGTAGTCGGCTAGACAACCCCTCGACTTTGCGGACCAGTTTGGACTTATAACTGTAGTCGTCGGCATCCGTATCCACATCCTCCACAATGGTTTGGAATATACCGGCGTCAATCAGCTCTTTGACCGGGTTCCGGTTGATGGAGTCCTCCAGTTCGACCAGGCGAGCCTCGATCTCAGCCAATGGCTGGGTGAGGTAGCCCGACGCTTTCATGTTCTCCAGTCGCAGCTTTTCGTTGTAATCCCGTTGATAGGACAGTACTCCCTGCAAGGCTTCCCGGTGATCCCGGAGCATGTGACGTGGGTTGACCCCAAACCAGAACAACGCTGTCAGGTTACTGCTGATGTTACCCAGCAACGTGAACACATTCTTGATGACCCAAATATCCTTCACCTCTCGCACCAACTCTTCCCATACGTTCTCGGCCTGTGCCAGACGTACCGCCACCTTCCTTCCGAAGAGCGTCTCCAACACATCCACCGCCAGGCGCTGCATCAGGCTCCGTTCTTCTTCCGGCACCTGGAACATATCCGTAATGCTCAGTTTCCGGTACCCGAAGTGCAGATCATAGAGATCGGCCCGTACCCACATCTCGTTTTTACCCCACACCTTTCGAATGTGCTGCTTGGTGCTTTCCGGGATCAGGTTCCAGGCTTCCCGAATGCTGGCATCGGTACTTTCGGCACTTACCTTGATAAAAGCGTGCGGCCGCACCGGTGCTTCCGCCAGGTACTGTTGGTGCATGGCTTCCACGGCTTGCTTGTTGTGTTCCCGGGAACTCACCTTGTCCACGATGTTCGCGGCCATGGCCCCCATGATTTCTTCCAGGGCATTGTTCCGCTCCATCAGAAGATCCTTGGTGTCCTCATACATCATGTACCGGTAGTTGACCACCTCCCCGTGGTTGTTCATCACCGGTGCCATGCGTGTGCCTTTTTCCTTGGCCGGGTTGTACGCCAGGGGCTTGTTGAACAGCTCCTGAATCTCCGTCACCTGGTTTGCCGCAATCCGTTGGTTGGTGTCCAGACGGGAGGGATTCACCCCTTCCCCATCCACGGTGCTCAAGCCATTGTGGATAGTGGTGCCCCGGGCCACCATGCCGGTGTTGGAGAAGATACCGGTTACCCGGCTCTTTATACCGGCGTCCTGCAGCACAAAGAGTTGTTTCGGGTTATCCCGGTCCGGATCGTTGGGGTCCATCTCCAACATGGCGCCAGGGATGTACCCCTGTGCCTGCAGATCCGCCCGTTGACTGGCCAGGGCCACCACCACCTGCTTGTGCGGGTTGTAAATTTCCTTGGTGTAGCCTTTACGGAACAGTGACGGTTCATTGTCGAACAGCTTCTCCATGGCTTCACGCTTCAGTCGGGCGTGGGTCTTCAGGACCATCTCCACCCCACTCTCGGTGCCCCGGGCCAATTCCCGGCGCATCACATCCGCCGCCTCGTCCTTGTGATCCGGGTGGGTGTGTTTCAGTGCGTTGAGGGCAATCAACTGGTCCACCATTCGCACCAGGCGTTCGGCCTGGGCCTGAGTTGGCTGCTGACCGTAACCCTGCGTACCGGCAAGATGCACAATGTTGTGAGCATTCATCATTAACAGTGGGCTTCGGTTACGGCCGGTGGCCAGGAAGTACCCGGTGTTCTTGGCCTGGGCCACGTAGTACTGCACGTTCAGTCCTTCGGCCCGGATCTGTTTTTCCAGTGCTCGGATTTCAGTCTCTACGGCCTGCTCGTCGGAAACCAACTGCGTCAAGGTGGTCAGGTCATACTGCCCCACTCCGGTATCCCCATCGGCCATCACGGCGGACAGATCCGTGCGCAGCAACACCTTGGTCAGTGCAGCCTTCTCAGCGTCCGTCAATTTGTGGTCCGGGGAGAAGCTATCCAGTACGGCCTTGGCGGTCTGGTCCTTCACGGCTTTACGGATTTGCTCGTTGTGCTTGGCCAGACGCAGAAGCTGGTACGCCACGCTGTTGGTCTCGTTGGCACCCTTGAACTCTGTGGCCATGGATGCCAGGAAACCCTGACGCTGGCCTACGTAGGCCCGGTTACGTACATCTTCCAAACCATCGAACAGTTCCCGTACCCGATCCGATGCCACGGCCGAAGTCAGTACCCCGAAGGAGCGAACGAACGGACTGGAGGCCTGGGCAATGGGTTTGGCCTCGGCAAACTGCTTCACCTTTTCCCGTGCCGCTTCCGTCAGCTTGTTCAAGGCGCCTTTCTCGGCGTTCTCCAGTGTCTGCTGACGCCGGGCAACCGAAGCCCGGTACTTGGCCTCGTTGTCCACCAACTGCTTCACCAAGGCCTGGGCCTTCTCGTCCGCCTGCTGTCCGGCAAACGTCCCGGTCATCCGGCCGTTCAGGAATTCCAGAATCCGGGCAAAGATCGTCTTCACGATCTCACCCAGTTTCTTGCCCCGCAGCCTGGGATCGGTCTTCGCCGTCGCCACCTGCATTTTCTGATGCAGAGGCTGGTAGGCCAGGGACAAGGCTGCAAACCGGCTCAGGTAGTCGGACACCTGCTCACCCGATTGCTTGCGTGGGGTAAAGATGAACTCATAAGCACCGGCCGGCAGATCCTCCGGAGACAGCCGCTCCTTGGTTTCCCGGTACAGGCGGGCCAGTTCCTGGTACGCCGCACGGTCCCGGTTCAGGGATTCACGCACGGTGATCTCCACTTGCTCCAGCACAAAGGCCTCGGCCTGGGAGATCTTCAGATTGTGGCCCAGGGCCGCAGACGCAAAGGGCAACCGACCGGACGCCAGCGCTTCCAGGTACCGATCCTCAGGACTGTAGGCGGCATCCTGCCGCAGTTGGGCACCCAGCGCTCCCATGGGACCGTGAAGGGCTTCCACCACTTGCCCCAGCAACCCTTTCAGATGGTTGGCATAACCCGCTTCCAGGTTACCGGCCAGAGCATCAAAGACCTGTTCATTGGTCATCTGCTTGGCATTAGCCAGCGGATCAAACGGTTCCTGAGCCAACGTTTCAGTACGTCCTTTCAGGTCATTGTCCTGCTGCTCCTTGGCGGCTTTCGCCAAACCAGCGACATTGGCCACCATGACTGTCATGCCGGTGGTCTGGTTCGACGTTGGCTTACGGAACAGGATGCGCGTCACCTTATCAATGAAGGACTGCATGGCGGTCACCAGCCGGTTGCGACTGTTGCGGTGCTCTACCATCACCTTCTGCAACACTTGAGTCTGGAACTCATAATCCGACATCCCGAACGCGATGAACTCGTGCAGGTTAGACACACCATAAGCTTTCCGGTCCTTCAGTGCCGGGTCCATGGCGTTCAGTTGCGCCTGAGTGGTTTTGCGCAGGTCTTCCAGTTCGTCCAGCAAGGCTTTCACCTCGGCAGACAGTTCGCCTTTACGCCCCTGCTCAATGGTCTCGTACAGGGCCGCGTGGGCCAGCTCATGCAACACTACCTCCGGGGTGATACTGGCTGAGCTGAACTCCGCGCTCTTGATCCGTACCCGCTTCTGCTCCGGCACATAGAAGGCAGCGGCATTGCGCAGGTTACCCACAGTCTGGCCAGGCGCCTTGGGCTCGGAAGGGTGCAACAATGCCACCGTTACGTCCTTGCCCAGCAAGCCAGACAGCACATTGACCATCTGGTTCTGGAAGGCAGATTCCACACTACCGGTCTCCGACTTCAGCAATGCTTTGACTTTGGTCAGTACCTCCTGAGCCGACAGCTCCGGCTTGGACGCCAGGTAAGAAGCAAGTTCATTGTTGTTGGGCAGGTACGTTGCCCCGACCAAACCATACAGACCATCCCGCGTGCTGTTGTACACCCGATCCAGGGTGGCCAGTACCGGTTCAACCATTTCTGGTTCCAATGCCTTACGGACAGTGACCTCCAACGCTTCATTGCCCTCGGCCAGTGCCTTGCTCAACGTGTCCAGCGCCTCCCGCAACTCTGGCGCCAGTGTATCCTTGCCATAGGTCACCAATGCCTCGGTCACCTCGTAGGCCACCTGCTGGTTGGCCGAACGGATGCTGCGAATCGCCGGCGGGTTGTCCGACAACCGGGCCATCAGTTCCTGACGGATCTCCTGACGTTCCTGGCCCCGGAACAGGGCAGCCAGAGACCCTTCCAGGTCACCGGTGGTGCCGTACCGTTTGGCCAGTTTCCGCATCCGGGCGGTCCAGTCCCGCTGGGTGGGTGCAACCCGCTGACCACTGGCCCGTTCCTGCTGATCCATGGTTTCGGTCAGTTCACCGGCCCAGGCATCCAATGCCGCCGCAATCTCGGCTTCGGAGGGTTCCACCACTGCTGCAGTCTCAACGCTGGCACTGCCCAGGACCGTTGTCAGGACGTTTTGCAGAGAATCCTCACCCACATCAGTCGTGCGCTTGTTCAGGCCAGCCAGGGCTTCCTGAGCCTTGCTACGGTCCGCATCCGTTACCAGGTACTCACCACCTTCAAAGGCGTACTGGTTATAGGCGCCGGCGTTGGCCATGTTCTCCAGCTTAATCTGCTCAGCCTTGGTGGCCACCTTTTTCATGGACGACAGAATCCGGCGCAGGGCAAACCCGGGCTGGGCGTCATGGGCTTCCCGCTCTTCCTTGGAGAGCTTGGTTTCCATGGCCTCGGCCATTTCGGCAAAGCGGGCCTGCAAACCAGGATCGTTCAGATCATCGCCCAGTGCTTCGATACCCCGGATCACCCGGGTCAGGCTGTCCAACATTTCCAGGGGCACCGAGTAATCCCGCATCACCTCGTAGGTGGCCTTGTTCAGATTCCGGCCTCCTTCCAAAGCGTTATCCAGGCTCAAACCATGAGCATCGTGAATGTTCAGGGCCGCAAGTTGCTCCGCCGCGTAGGATGAGATCGCACTGTCGGCGGAGTGCACCATCATGATCAGTGTGGCCACACCCGGGTCCACCATCTGGCGCTTCATGCCTCGCCCTTCCAGGGATCGGCCCTTACCGTTCCGCTTTTTGAACGCAACCTGTTGGGTGTAGGCGTAATCCGATTCCTTGGCCAGTGTCCGTTCGGTCTTACCCACAAACAGGCCGGCACCCAGATCCTTACTGGCTTTGGATAGTGGCGTGTGCACCATTGGCATCAAGACACGTACCCGCTCTTCCACCTTACGTTCCTGGGCAGGCGTCAGGTCCAGTCGCTGGATGTCGCCACTTTTCTTGGTCTCCTGCACCGGGATGTCTCCGGCCTCCACCAACTCGGCAACGACCTTCTCCCGGTAGAAGCCATACACCGTGTCGTACAGGTGGAACGCCAGTTGGGCACCCCGGTTGAGTTGTGTGCGGGATTCCAGGAAGGTACCAAAGCGCTGGTTCATAACGCCCTTCACCGGCTTGCCAATGTTCCAACCAAACACGGTCTTAATCGCCTTAACCTGCTTTGTATCCAGGGTCAGGTTCAGCAACTGGTCCAGTGTCAGGTTCTGAGGCAACAAAGCCGCCCCCGTCTTCTTGTCAGCCCGGATCAGGGCGTTCAAGTACTGCACCGTCTTCTGCGCTGCTGCATTACGCTGCTCTTCAGGTAGAGACGCATCCGCTTCAATACGGTCGTAGATACCTTGAATGAACTCGTCCGCCATACTGTTGATGGAGTTGTTCACAGAGGAGCCGAACACCATCGCAGTCAGCGGGGTCTTCACGGCATTACGACTGATAGACACCTTTCCATCGGTGAACAGTCCTTTCATAAAGTGATCCATGGCGGTATAGCTACCCGCCAGGAAGCTCTTCTGCTTCAGTTGCTCACGCATCTCGGCCACGATGTCGGCCGCCAGGGTTTCATACAGATCCGGCTGCTTCGCGTGTTCCTTGAACGCGTTGAAGTTGGTGTACGCGCTGCCTTGCTGGTACATACCGCCTTTGTTCAGGATAGTGTTCAGCTCTTCGGCACTGGGCGCCGCACCCAGCTGGAGCTGAGACAGCATGGGACCGTTGGTTACCCCGTCGATCTCCAGCATCATGTCGGTCTCGAAACTGTCCAGGCCCTGATCCACGGCCAGCTCCCACTGAGCCAGACCCAACAACGAATCCATGGTCTGCATGGCTTCGCCGCCTTCGGTCACCGCCTCGGCAATAACTGCCTGCTCCGTCTCGGTCAGAGCTTCACCTTCAAGGCGCTTCTTGATCACCTGCACTGCTTCCAGGAACACAGGTTTGCTCTTGTCCGGTTCGCCATACAGCAGCTCATCCAATTGCGTCAGCGAAGTCTCGATGGTTTGCTTGTCCGTTTTGATGCCCAGGCCGGTGGCCACATTCAGGCGGAACATCCGGTTGCTGGCCGAGTCCTGCTTCACATCCACGTTCACCGTCCAGTCCACCATAGACACCAGGTGCCGGTGGATCTTGCTGGTCTGCGGATTGATGGTGTTGCTCTTCAGGCCAACGCGCTGCTGTTTCCACACGTTACCGATCAGCCAGAACGGGCGTGTCCGATTCTCCGGGTCCGCAATGAAACCATCAAACAGATCAATCTCCCGCTGCAGGCCTTCGTTGTAGCCCTGGGCACTCAGGCGATTCACCCGGTGAACAGGAAGGTTATCAACGTCCTTCACTCCTACGATCTGCTCCTTCACTGACCGGTCCAGACCGTCCCATACCGACAACATGGCTGAGCGAACTTGATAAGCATACTTGCCTTTCTTGGCTTCGATTTGCTGTTGGCGCTTGGGTACCCGCTGCTTGGTTCCTTTGGTGTGTTTTTGGTCAAACACCGGTTCCACAAATTCCGGCTCGATCACACCCGGCTCTACCCCCATCAGGTGGCTCAGAACACTACGAGTGTTCTGGTTGGCAGCAACGATGGCCTGGATCTCTGGCGAAGCCTTGAGGTCGTCCGCCCGAACCAGACGCACAAACGGATGGCCGGGGCTCTTGGCTTCCAGTTCTCCCAACAGCTCGTGCTTAACGTGGTGACGTTCAACCAGATCCTGATCTGCCAAGAGCTGCAGTGCATACGCACCCAGTGAGGCTTCCAACTGGGCAACCAGATTGGCCGGTGTGTCCTGGGTGGCCTGGATACCCAGCGCCTGTACCACCTTCT